TCATCATCAAAGTGTTGAAAGATCTTGCGGTAGCGCGTCTTTGGATCTGGCGCAACGTGGTGGGCTTCATCAACAATGATGTAATCGAAGTGACCACTAGACCCCAAACGCTTTGGTGTGGCTAAAGTGTCACGGCTGGCGATAACAATACGGGCATCTACTTCAAACTGGTTAAGCCCAGCAGCAACAATGCCTGACGGGGCGCATGACCAAACTTTCTTAAGCTTGTCATCTGCCTGTGACACAAGCTCCTGCCGGTGTGCCAAGATTAAAACCCTGCAATCAGGCTCTCGCTCAAACAACTGCTTGATTAGGTTGGCGAAGACCACGGTCTTGCCAGCACCTGTGGGCAGGACGATCAGTGGGTGCGTGTCTTGGGTTTTAAACCAGTGCAGCGCAGCATCAATTGCTTCTTCTTGATAGTATCTTAACTTCATTAGTGACATACCACTGGTTCTAATTGATCTTCAATTTGCTTCAGGGTTGTTAATAAAAAAGGGCTTAAGAACTCGATGCGCTCATTAGCTATGAGGTAAGTGGCTGCATAGATCATCATGGTTTCTGCAAATACATCTGGATCTAAATCATCCGCAACACCTGCCATGTTCTTAATAAGCTCAAGAGCATACTGATATTCTTCGTTTGCACCAGGCATTTCAATTTCAAATTCTTCATTCATTTTACAATAGCTCCATGAGTATTAACGCCTTCGGCATACTCTTCACAATTTAAACAATAAAACCCTTCGCCTAGATCGTACTCAAGGTCGGGCTTGTAACAGTCTGTGCAATACAACTGCCCCTCATTTAGGTGAGCAAGCGCCTCGCACACTGGGCAAGATTCATGGGTAGACCATCCAGTTGGTGAGTCACAGTCTTCATACTCATCAGACTCCATCTCTACATCAGGATGCTTATCACAGAACTCTGCGTCCTTTACGTTCCACGGGGCGCAAGGATTACTTGCCTCCGACTTTCTTCTGACTTCATCTATGTCAGCCATTATAACTCCTTCGTTACAAAGCCCTCACTTCTTCTTTGGTAGCAAGCTTGGCACTTCAATCGTCCTTTAAACTGAGTAAACTCAGACGCTGGCTTAAGCTTCCCGCAATTAATGCACGGTCTAGTCTTACCAACCGTTGCATCATCTGGGAGTTGAGTTGGCTTGTTGCCTTTAGCAAGCCATTCTTCATACGCATCGTTCATCTAGCAATTCACATGGTTTTCTGCCATGAAGATCTCCACTCCAATATATTCATCGGGGAAAGACTCGTAGGCTTCAGACAAAAGCTTCTGCAACTTCAACAAGATTTCTATCTTGCGCTCAGAATCTACTTCACCAAAATGGTGGTTTGTAAACAATGGAATTCTGGTAAGCAATTGCTTGCTGTCATCATGGTCATCCCCATGCGTGTAGATTCGCAGACCGTGGTCAGCGTATCGGTGCCAAAACAGGTTGGACGGGTGCGACACCTGAAAGACATCAGTGCCTTTGGTTAACTGCTCAAGCTCTCTGATGCGATCCTCAGCTACACCAAGTTGCTTCAAGGTGTTGAGGTGATGCTCTTTATCCAGGCTGCGTAGCCTGATCTCTTCTTTCAACTGCTCTGTTAATTCTTTTTTTGTTGGTGTTTCCATATCTATCTCTTGTTGCTTTGGTTTTAAAAACAGCCCCGCCTAGTGGAGGCTATACATACTTTTCTTAAGCGTGATGCTTTTACGCAAAAGAATTATATTAGCCCTGCCTTCGGCCCACCTGACAGGAAAGGTGTCCACATCTACTTTTCATTGCAGACTGACCGGAAATAAAAATCAGAATGCGCCGAAAAGCGCGGCCTTAAATTAGTCCCGCCTTCGGCCACACGGACGGGAACGTGTTACTAGGAAGTAGGAATCTCCCTTGGCCTTACTGCTTAGTTAAGACCAGCTTGCAGTCTCTAGGCCAGCGGCTGGTTTAGCCTGTGCCTGTTGTGGCTGCTCAGTCTGAGCGTGTGGTTGTGCAGGACCAGCACCAGACTTGTACCCAGCAATCTTGTTGCTTGGTCCATACTGGCCAGAGCCAGGCTCAACCTTAATGCTTGCAGTGAACTGCTTACCCATCGCAGCGCGAAGCATTTCAGTGTTCAGCGTCTGCGATACATCTTGGCCAGTGGCTCCGATGAATCCCTTCAAGCGAGACACGCCCACTTGATTGTTGAGCACGAAGTAATCCCAGATCTTACGACCTGCATAGCTTGGCCCAACTACATTGAACTCAATCTTGATCATGTCGTTGCCAGCCTTGGACTGCTGCTCTTCGTACATAGCTGCCGACAAAGTGTAATCACCTGCTGGGAACGGCTCAGAACCACCGCCACCTGTACTTGCTTCGATGTTACTTACATCGATCCCTTGATCTAATAGACCCATAATGCTGCTCCTTAAGCTGCTTCTTCGTTTTTATTTGCAGACAATGCTGCGGTGTAGGAATCCATAAAGGATTGCCATGAGAACTCAATCTTCTGTGGAAGATCTATGCGAGACTTTGCGTCATACGCTGCCGCGAACTTGGTGAACAAGCTGCGGTTACCGTAGCTCACGCCACGCGCCTTCTGACCATCCTTGATTAAGGTAGTCTCGTAGTTTGCGAACAGATTGAAGTCAACCCAGTCCTTTATCAGGGCGTTGACCTTTTTGTTGCAGCGCATCTCCCAGCGATCATAAGGTTCCAACTCTGGATCTTTGTACGCCTTAGATGCAACGTGGCTTAACAGAATGATGTTCATGTTCTTCGATGAGTGAGCTACGTTCAGCCCATTCAAAAGATGAACCCATGCATTCTCTTCAGCTACATAGAACGCGCCGTACCCTGCCTTGGGATCAGCCGCACTCGACCAGCCATTCTGAGTACAGACATATGCCTCGCCCAACTTGGCGGCAGCATCAGTCGTATCCAGTACAACAGTCTTGTACGGATGGTCTTCAGTCACAAGCGTCTTCACCTGCTCAATAAGATCTTCCCAAGTATTTGCTTGAGGAAACCTTGGCGCATCAATGAAAGACAGACCGTCCTCCGCTTGAATGAAGATCGATTGGTCTGCATTAGCACCAAACGTACTCTTGCCTATACCATCTGTGCCTTGGATGTTAATCCGCACTGGAGGTACTGGCCCACCGCTTTCGCGGGTACTCGTAACCTGCTGAAGTAAAGACATATTACTCCTCCTCTTTAAGTAGTTTTTCAGCGTTGATTGTTTTGACCTTGGGGTCACCTAACTTAATTGAATGTGCGTCATGCCATTTCTTAGCTTCGGCTGGATGAGCCAATGCATAATCTTTGAATGCACGCATATCAACTTTGTATGTAGTTTGCTGAGTTAAAAAGGAGGGCCAGTTTTGCTTTGGGATTGCTTCAGATACTTCATCGAGGATGACTTGATCCCAGATGTGATCTCTCTTCATCTCTACAGTAATACCATCTACTGTTCTTTCCCCACCTTCGTTGTGGATCGGAGCAAGCATTGCACTTACTTCTTTCGTATCCAATAGTTCACGATTCAACTTCTTAATCGTTCTATCTATCTCTGCCTTTTTGCTTTTTGCACCCACTAATTGCAGCGCCAAACACTTCATGCTTGTCATGCTTCTTTCCTTTCTTCTGTCTAACTCATCTCTCTACAAAACCGATAGTGCACCAAAGTCCACCAAGGTGCAATACCTTTTTATAAAATAATTTTACAAACGGATATTACATGAGTAGTATGAGGCAACTTAGCTAACAAAAAGAAGTGTCATGGAATTTATGATTGAGCAAAACGTGCCGAAGCCAAGTCACCCTACTAAGGGTCAAGGTAAATGGCAAAAGCTTTTGAAGAAGATGGCTATAGGTGACAGCGTGTTCTTGAATAGTGAAGAAGAGGTCAGGTGTATTAGGGCTGCAGCATACAAGTTAGGCATGACTATTGAATCATCTCGCGGTGATGACCAGAGGTATTGGGTCGGACGGAAATCTTGATGATGCCTTTTCTAGCTAGTAGCTATGACGGGCCTATGTCGCCCGAAGCAAAGGAAGAACTGCTCTTTGATATGTGGGAGCAGGGCATGCACATCATCCCTTGTGGTTCACCAACTGAAGTGGTTCCGCAATACTTCCGCACTAGACATCCATTTGATTCAGAGGATGAGCTTAAATCTAAGTGGGCCAAGACACCACGGGTGAAGTGGCAGCACTATCAAAAGATCCAGCCATCTCAAGATGAAATCAAGCAGTGGCACAGTCAATACCCACTGGCAAACTGGGCGGCGATCACCGGCATTACCTTCGCGGTAGTGGACGCAGACAGTGATGACGCTGTGAACTGGATAGATGCTGGGGCAATTACAAGAACGCCACTGAAGCAGACAACCCCACGGGGTGGCGCTCACTATTTCTATTCACTTGGCCCTACTGTTATTCGCAACAGCGCAGGCAAGAACAAGCTCGATGTCCGTGGTGATGGCGGGTATGTAATGGTCGCACCTTCGCATGGATATACCATGACATGTGATGACACCTACGGGGTGGTTGGGTCAATGGATGACCTCCCCGCCTTGGTGGATAACGATCTGCAAATGATGCATGTGTTCAACACGGGCAGCAAGGTTGAGAACATACGCGACAAACTGACTGAAGCTCCACAGGAACAGGGTAGTCGCAACGATACCTTGGCAAGACTTATCGGCAAGTGGGTGAAAGAAGGCTGGGGCATGCGCGAGGTATTGATCAAGGCGCAGGACTGGAACCAAACATGCTTCCCGCCTATGGACCTGATCGAGGTCACCCGTACAGCCATCAGCATAATCAACGGGCATATCAAACGACACCCAGATGATGTCAATGCAGGAGTCATGGGGTGGGAGACATCCAAGTGGCAGACAGATATCAATGAAGATCTTAAGGTCATTCAGTCACAAGAAGATCCGATAGAAGAAAAGAAACGTGAGGGTGAAGAGGATAAGTCATCAGGCCCACTAGGGTTGAAGCCGTTCAGTGATACTGAATGGGTGGACATGAACGATGATGGCATCGAGCAGTTCTGGGGTGATGCATTCATATTCCAGAAGAGCAGGGTGTTACTGCTGGGTAAACCAAAGATCGGTAAGTCCAATTGGCTGGGTGCATTCGCAGCAGGAGCTACCACAGGCACAGATTTTATGGGTGTGGATTTTAGTAGGCCGCTCAAGGTGATGTGGTTTCAGGCAGAGATCATCGCAGAGTTTCTCAAGCGCAGGATAGATACATACTACAAGCGGTTTGAGTTTGATGATGACCTGCGAAGGATGGGTCATAACAACCTGATCATCAGTGGGCGGCTTAGAAAGAACCTGATGCGCGATCAAGACATAGAGCAGTTCAGTCAAGAGATTGAGTTTCACAAGCCAGACATCGTGATGATTGACCCCATCATTAACTTCTTCGACGGGGAAGAGAACAGCAACACAGAGATACGCAAGTTGCTGGATCGCGTAGACATGCTCATGGATATGCACAACGTGACCGTGATCATAGCCCACCATACAGGTAAGGAACGGGCAGACGATAAGACGTTCATGTCAGCGCGTGGTGGCTCCGTGTTCGCTGGCTGGTTTGATAGTGGTATCAAGCTGGGTGGTGAGAAATCAAACGTGTCGGTCTTCTATGAGGCGCGTAATGCTATGGAACCCAAGGAACACTTAGCAAGCTTCGACTTCGATGATGGCATGTGGAAGGTATCAGACCTTACGCAGCGCAACACCAGACCCCAGTTAACTGAAGAAGATGAGGTGGCCATAGCCAACGTGGTGGTTAGTGCTATGAGCAGCACAAAGTTTTATATCAGAAAAGAATTAGAACTACTGGCTAAGGAGGCTTTGAGTAAGGCCAACATGAACAGTGGTGATAAGGCTGGGCAAAAGGCGGTGTCTTATGTCCAGAAATATAAAGGTAACTTGGTCAAGACGCATGCCGTTCCAGGCAGGGCGGTCTGGCATTACCTTGAATCAAATGAAATGACAAGACCGTGGGAGTCTGAAGAATGAACGAAGCAAAGCGACCAAAGATAAGTAAGTGGGTGTATGAGGTATTGCAAGAGGTGGGTAGACCTATAACCCGAAAGGCAATAGTCCTAGAGTTAAAGCATCGAGGTAGGGAAGTCAGCCATGATCAGCTTGGGACTGCATTAAGTAACATGCGTCATAGAAAACAATTGGTAGTTTCAGGTAATAAGCTTAAGAAGTTTTCTGTGAGTGACTTACCTGTTGCCCCGTGGAATAGGGCTAAGACGGTTTTGGATAAGAAAGAAAGTCCTGTGCAGTTCAGTCTTAAGCAGGTTGAGATGAAAGATGTGGTTGTTCGGAAGCCAGAAACTGCGCCGAAGGAAGTTAAGGTGAGCGGTCAAGAAAGCCTGATGCTGGTGTACATGCGCGTTAAGATAGCTGCGATGGTGTTATGTACTGGCGCGGTTGCAGGGTTGGCGGCGGTGTTGGCCGCAAGGTTGTTATAAGAAAGTAAAAACCCCGCAAGAGGTGCGTGTCAAAGTGGGTGAGGAAGGCACACACATTACGGGGAACCCAAAGCAACAAGGGTCAGAGCGGACTTTAACAGATGATAAATAAATACGCGAGTGGAGCAGTACGATATGGCAAAGGTAACCTTGGAAGCAGAGGTGGAAGAGAATCTTGTTGAGGAGTTCATTGGCACTATGAAAGAGTTGAGTGCATTGAGCAGGGCAAACGAGGATCTCAGTGAGTCAATGGAGTTCTTAGCCAAGAACATAGGCAAGAACACTGCGGACATACGCAAGCTCACAAAGTCTGTAGAGGGCTTGATGTTAGTAATACAATCAACAGGTAAGTAACAAAGCAACGGAGAATTATCAGGTGAGTAATGGTTTAGCGAGTAACATGTTCATGTCAGCAATACGGGCGCAGGAAGTGGCGCACGAGAACTACATATCATATAAGCTGAAGACGGTGGTGACAGATGAGTTCACCGAAGCCCAGAAGCGAGAGATCTTGAGCATGCAGTACAGTGGTGTGGTCTGCTCAAAGATCGCACAGCGCATGGGAACAACGCCATTAGTGGTGACTAGGTTGATCAACAGAACGTCTTGGCCTGGCCCTAGGCAGTCGGGTTAAGTCGGGTTAGGAGGTCGTATGAAGGTAGTAGTGAACAACGAATGGCACATTGAATGCATCTCGTGTGAGGCCCAATACTATGTGGTTGAGTACCCTGGAATTGACTACAGCGGGTGCCGTCACTGTGGCAAAAACGTACTGTATGTGACCGATCATAGGGTGAAGGTTGAGCCTGCGAAGGGGTCGGATGGTGGGGGTGAACGTAACGAAACTGTTGGGCCTGAGAGTACACTTAGACCCTAAAGTTAATGTAGTTTCGAGGTTTGCGCGGGGGGCTGAATACCCTAAAAGCGTAGGGTCAAGGGGGTGTTTTGGTTTTGACCCTACGGTAAGTCAAGTCATTGATTTATAAGGGAATAGGGTAGGGTCACGAGGGTCAGCGTGACCTACCGTGACCCTTGACCCTTCGCCTCGTAAGTCATTGATTTATAAGGGTGGGTCAAGGGTCAGGTGGGTCACTTCTAAAGAAGGGGAGAGAGATATAAATATCTCCCCTACGGGACACCCCCTTACTCCCTTCTTTGAAGAGGGGGTAAGAAAGGAAAAAAAATTTTGGAGTTTTAATTATGAGTAGTGATTTGTTGGGCGCAGAACAGGTGAGTGAGGATGAGTATGATGCTGACACTGACATACTCAATAGTCCAAAGCGGCATGCGATTGCTAAGTTTAAGGAGCGTCCGTTTACAAAAAAACAACAGGCGTTTATCCAGGCATTTGTTTATCAAGATCTGACCAACACAGAGTGTGCGTTTCGTGCAGGTTACTCAGTGCCAACACAGTCGGCATCGATGCTGTTGAATGATCCCAGATACACGCATGTGCAGAATAAGATTAGGGAGCTACAAGAATCTAACCAGAAGAAGTATGAGATTACTTTTGAGAAGGTTGCGCGTGATCTTCAGATGATCAGGGATGCAGCAGTTGAGGATGGTTCGTATGGGGCGGCAGTAACTGCTGAGTTGGGACGCGCAAAGCTTGCAGGGCTGATGGTTGATAAGAAAGAGATCAAGCATGGGCGTATCGATCAGATGGATAGGTCAGAGGTTGAGTCAAGACTCAAGGCTTTGATCGATAAGAATCAACTTGCGCCTGTGCTCATGGAGAAGGTGGTGAGCGAGGAGGAAGTGCCAGAAGAGTTGGTCGAGGAGGAAGAAGAGCAAGAGGTTGAGGAATGGGATGATGATGAGGATGAGATCCTCGACTCCGAAGAGCGCGAGGATGGTGAGGAGGACTAGGCAAGGTGCCTAGGTGGTCTGAACATCTTGCCCTTACGCATCAGTTCAGTAAGTCGCTTAGGCTTGGGTATCTTCACAGCCTGTTGTGATCTGAATGCCTTGAGCCTATGGCTTGCACTACAGAATCTAGACAGTGGGTGGTGAGCCTTGAATGGTTCACCGCACCACTCACACTTGAAGTCACGCAGGACACGGTGCTTGTGTATCTCAGCAGAGTTCTCACGCAGCCCACCCCATGCAGCTTCATCTTGGATGGGTGGTGAAGTGGGTTGATCAGTATAATTCGACGGCATTGGGTAGCTCATTAACCTTTTTTTGAATGGATGTCCATGCGGACTTAAGTGCGCCCTCTTCTTCTTTTGTGTAGGCTTGCGACCAGAAGCATGTGCCTATCAAGCCATGGATGCGCGGGTCATCTGTGGATGAACTCATCAAGCGTAACAGTAACTCACGCTCAATGATGGTCAGGTTGATCAGAAAAATGGGATCGGTAGTGTTCGTATCACTCATGGTTCATTTCCTTGTCTGCGGCAAGCACTAGCTCACCTATTATTTGAATTAGTTGAGGTACAACAGCGTTGCCTAGGGATTTAATTCTGTCCACCCTATTGGGAACCCCATCAGCCACTCGACCCACTGCGGGTTCAGTTGGCCAGTCACCGCCTGCCTCCCACCCAAGTCGTTGATCACTTTCGTGGTCAGGCTTTCTTGTGTGCCTTTCTTTCCCCGACTTCTGTCTTGATATCCTAGCCTCGCCTCGTGAGCTAGTGGCGTAGGCCACAATGAATACCCTGTCTCTGCGGTGCTTCGCGTCAACGGCACAAGCTGGTAGTACAAACGTCCTGACGGTGTAGCCTTCGTTTTCCAAGTCAAGCGACACATCGTCGAGTGCCATGCGGACGAAGCCAGAAACATTTTCTCCAATGACCCATCTTGGCTTGGACTCACTGATGACTCGTAACATTTCAGGCCAGAGGTGACGGTCATCGTCTTTGCCTCGCTGCTGTCCTGCAACTGAAAATGGTTGGCAAGGGAATCCCCCGCAAACAACGTCAATTGATCCTGCGTATTTTGTTCCATCTAATTGCCTCACATCGCTATGCACAGGCACATCAGGCCAATGCTTGTTTAGTATCTTGGTACAGAATTCATCACGCTCACAGAAGGCAGTGGTAGTCATACCACACGCCTCCAACCCAAGCGAGAACCCGCCTATGCCTGAGAATAAATCAAGCACTCTCATTTTGGTGCGCCATCATCATCGACCTCATCAGTGTCATAGAAGTCTTCACCTTCTTTTGATCGGTAAGGCTTGATATCGCCCTGCTGCACGATATCTTCTGCAGCTTCCCAATCTTCAGCCTCAACAAGGAAGCTTTCAGTTATGGTTCTGGTCACTCTTACTTCAAACTTAGAGGTAGCCCTATCAGATGCTGGCTTTTTTGAAGGGATATCATCTTGGAATATAACGAAATCAGGACACATGGTTAAACCTCCTCGTGAAGGAAGCCGCATGCCTCCCATGTTTCAACGCGATAGAACCAGTGGATTGAAAGATCAGGAAACTTTTCTTTCAATGCCATTAGTATCGGTGCGGGTGGTGACCACGCAGTGTCAAACGTGTATTTAAGTTCCTCTCCGTAAAGCTCATCGAACTCCATGTGACCATCGAATGAGTTCCACTTTGTACCCCAGTGTTCGCAATTCCAATCATACCAACGGCTATCTGACTTGCCGCTTGTGGGAAACTTTTTGAAGTCCATCCCTGCTGGCGCTTCATTATCTAGAATAGCCAGTTCGCCATCTTCGTTAGGCGTGTTGTCCCAGTCTGGCGAGGGAACAATCTTGTTGAAATCAAAATCGGAATCTTCAGACTTAACAAAATCCATGAAAGCTTTTAGTGGACGCTCATCGCGGCTATAAATACTTATTTCGTTTGTGCATATGTTAGGCATGGTTAGCCCTCCTCTTGGTTTAGTAGTGTGGATAAAGGTTTGATTGTTTCTTGTGATTCACGCCATGCGATTACATCAGCGAGTAAGTCATCAAGGCTTTGGGTGAATGGGTAGTCTTTGGCTATGCGGTTGTTGAATTCCTCTTCATCAACTGGGAACAACGCCATTTCGCACATATCAACGAGATTCATCAGCGCACTTTCAAGCATCATGATGTTCTGAACCACAGCATCTTCGTTAACGACTATCGTTGACATGCTCTGAGGCAAGCGAGTTACCCACCCATCGCCAGCCAATGCTTGGGCGTTAGCCTCTCGCTGGTTGAGGGCAAGTACGCGCACCTCATGGCGTACAAGTTCGTGGGTGGTGACAACAAAGTGCTCTAGGTTTGGGTGTAGGTCAGTCATTCTGCATTCCTCCAATGCTTAAGGGCTTTTGATTCGGACAGTTCGTTGAGCCAAACGTATGGCTTTTTTTCATGGTATTTTTTGAGCGGATCAATGTTTGATTCCACAGGAGTGGTTTTCCAGAAATCTATTTCACGGGTGCGTGTGTTGTACGCGCAAACATATTTCTTCAAGTGCTTACGCATCTCTTTCAAGAGTTCAATCTCATTGATCAGGTCAGCGATCAACCAATCTATTAACTCATCATGATCAGCGAAGCGGTCAATAGCCCAATCGTAATCCTCACCCTTAGCCTCAATGTAACGCACAGCTTCTTTGCGTGCTTCAGACATAGCGTTCTTGAAGTCGGAGAGTTGAGCGTTACGCTTTTCTCCAGCTTTTTGCGTCTTGCCATAGGGGTAGTAGTTGTTCGGCCCACCACGGCCTTCGTTCTCTGCGGAGAAGGCACGCTTGCCATCGATGTAGACGGTTGCAGTAAAGCAATGTGTTTCTTGGCTAAAGTGCGTGTTGAGCTTTAGGTTCTTAATCTCAATGCTGTTAGCTCTGCCGTACTCCTCAAGAGTCGGGTCGCTCGATGGCTGGAATGGGTTGGGGTTTCTCTGCGTCATTTCTGACTCCTTTTGTTTAATGTTTGAGAACCGTATCATGCATTAGTGTTGCGAGACAAGCGGATTATAAAAATAAATTATTAAAGTGTGTGTATTTGTGGGTATTTCGGGGGGAGAGTCGCACCCACCCCTCCCACAAGGGGTGTAGCGTTTGATTTGGGGGCGATTCCTTGCGGCCTTGAGTGATCGGGTGGGGTAGGGCTTGCGCCCTTGAGAGCGCCCCTGCTTGCGGCCTAGGGGCATGTATATATATACATGTTTTTGGGGGAGTGCTTGCGCCCTTTCTTGCGGCCTAGCTTGCGGCCTTCATGATTATATATATATTTTGCGCGTGCTTGCGGTTCGCGGCCTTCCCTTTTTCCAGGGATCGCAAACTCCTGCCTAAGCGTAAGCCTAGGCGCTGAGTTGGTTGGTGGTCGCGCAAACTACGCGACCTCAAATAGTGGGATAATATTGGTATCGACTACAAAGCCATTGGTGTTTTGCTTTGCTGGGCCTTTGGCTGTTAGCCCGATGATCACTTCACCAGAGTAGACATTGTCTAGGTCGGATTTGTCGCCGTCGATTACTTGGCGACCTAGGAATATGTCTGGCATTGGGCCGCGAAATACTACGGCAATGGGTACGCCATAACACAAAGCTTCTAATACTTGCTTGCGATATTGTGCGCGCCCACTATACGAGAACATTAGCTTATAATTTTCTGGCGTTTTGCCTAAGCGTTTTGCGCGCTTGGTGTAGTCATAGAAAAATAGTTCAGGGAATTGTTGCGGTATTCTGTAACCCTCCCAATCTATATCAGACAAAACATTGAGGCGAACTACGCCTTTCACGCCTTGCTTGGTGCATAACTTGGAAAAGTTTGTCAGCTCTCTTGTGAGTTGGGTTAAGAATCCTAGCTTGTCGGCGTGCCAGTAATCGGTGCGCGCTTGGCGTGCTATGTTCACGCTTTTATAAACTGATGCTAGTCCAGCCTCTTTTAAACAGTCATCCATACAACCGGCAGGTTTACTGCCAGCGCAGATTAAAAAGTCTGGCATCATAGACAATGAAGCAATTCTAACCTTGCCGCCAAATGGCAAACCTTTCTTGCCAGTCTTGGCAACTTTTGTGTTTCCGCTTTTCTTCGCGGTATCTAATAGTTTTTTAACCATGATTATATATCCCTTTGTTTAAGTTGCTTTAGTGTATCAAAAATACCAGGACTAAAACACTTTTTTTTGTGGTGTTTAATCGGTGATTTAAAACACTTGCGGCCTTGCGGCCTTCGCGCTTTCAAAAAAAAGGCCGCTTGCGGCCTCGATTCTTTTTTATATATTAGTGCAAGTCGCTTGCGACCTTGCGGCCTTGCGGCCTTCATATATTTATATATATTTTTGCCAGGCAAAAAAATGGAGGGCTACTGCCCTCCCCATTCTGATTAACTGTGAGTGTACCCGTCTGGCTCAATGCCTAGCATCATATTGGGTACTGCGACCATGATGCAGTCGGAAAATGCTGGGTGGACATCGCGCTCTACCCAATCGACAAAGCCTAGGTTCTTAAAGTCGCCATGGTCGCTGTCGCGTACATGCCGTTCAAATACTCTTACCAATGCATCTTTTTGCAGCTTGGTCGCTTCGTTATTGATCATATCCATATTCATATCCTATTGGTTTAGTGTGGGGGATTTCTCCCCCATGTTGGTTATTGATTAAGACCTAGTGATTGATGGCGCAAGAACATCGCGGCCTCATCATCATGAGCACCATATAGCGCCTCCCATTCTGGCGTGGCCTCTACCAGATACCCATGCTGCAAAACATCGCGTGCATATGTATCTCCCATTTCAAAGCTGCCGCCATGCATCATTGGTGAAGTAGCAGCGACAAACCAACGAGAATAATCGTTCTCGTTTTCCTTATGCTTGTACGTTTTCAGCACGCGCCACTCCCAGCCATTGGTGTTCTTATATATTGCATATGGCTTATCTTGCGTTGTAGTTTTTCCGAACGTTGTTCTAGGCATGTTAATGCTCCTATTGTTTAAGTAATGATATCAATCGATATCGCAATGACCACCACCATGGTGGCCATTACGCTATGGATTATTAGCACGCAGTCATTTGAATCAGCGTTGTGCCTTCACCTTTAGCGTATGCGGTAACAATCTCGACTGCTTCTTCCCATGAATTCGCACCATCCGCAAAAAATCCATCTAAGTACTCGTTGTCGAATATGCATTCCGCATTGGTATCTTCGTGCCATTCGCCATAACACTCTACTTCCTGATCGTTTTTTATAATTATTTGCTTATCCATTGTT